TTCTTAGTGAACCTAAATTAGTAGCCGTTCCTGCTCCAGAAGCCCCTATGTATCCCTGTAATTGTCCTGTGCTTGTTAAAGGCACAGATGCTTTTACGTCTGATCCCATATTAGTCTCCTATTAAGCGTCAGCAAATGGTGTTACTAAAGTTCCTGAACCTAAGATAATTCCTTCAACTGCGTATTTCGCAGAAGCCATTGCAGTTACTTTTACGATACTGCCAGCTAGTCCACCTTTAGTTGAACCATTCATAGTGATTACATCATTAGAAGCACCAGATATAAATGTTTTACCTGTAGAGTCAGTTACGCCAGTGTAAAGACCACCTACAAACTTATCTGTTCCATCTGTTAAGATGTCCATGTCTGTAGCTGCGGTTTCTACTACGAAGAAAAAACTTGCTCCTAAATTATTGGTTTGATTAGGATCGTCGTCTCGTCCAGGAGCGGTAGCCACAATACTAGGTAAAGTAAATTTACCGTCTGCATCATTACAAGTAAGTATTTTACCTGCGTGGGAAGCAACGGTTATTGAAGTATCAGCTGTTAAACTAACTACTACAGCGTTACCTGCTGAAATAAATCCCGCCAATGATTTGACTGGACCTGAAAATGTCGATTTTGCCATATTAAGTCTCCTTAATGAATTCTATCGTCTCGGCTTGTCTGCTAGGTCAGTCGATAGAATAGTTATAATTACCCTAGTTCTGTTTCATTCTACATCATAGAATCAAAAAAGAAAAGGGATCCGAAGACCCCTTTTCCTGTCAAACATAAAAAGTTTACGCTCCTGGTGTTCCGAAGATTCCTCTCCAGTCACTCCAACCAAAGCTGTAACGCTCTCTAGCCTTATACCTAACATTTCCAGTTTCGAAATCACCTTCCATGTTTGTAGATACAGCTGTTCTAACGAAATGCTTAAGACCGTTAGGAACATCAGTTTTGATGAACCACGCATCAGTATCTGTAAGATAATGATTGACTGCGTAGCCTTCAGAAACCATGCCCATATTTCTTATAGCATTGATATCGTTATCAGAAGTGCCTACCCTTCCAGGACTTTCCATAAGTCTGTCAGCAGTAAATTGCAAAGCAGCAGGAATAATTAATTTCCTAGCTTGTGCATTAACCTTAAGGTTTCTTTCATCTTTAAAAGCAGCGATATCGATCAGTGCTTGTTCTAATGAAGTTTCGTTAAGGTCTGCTGCTGTAGAAAGCTCGTTTTTCATATCAACGTTTGCCACAGTTGGGTGGTCAGTAGCGCAAAGCTCCTTTCCATCACCGCCAACATATGACGAACTAAAAGCATTGTTAAGAACGTTAGCCGCCTTAACTTGCTTTGTTGATTGCATGGAACGTGCTAAAGCTCTCGTGTATCTTGAAGAAAGCGTATCGTAGAGATTATCTTCGATTGCTTCTTCAGTTAACGAGAAAGCCAAAGCTACAGTTTCATGTGAATAACGTGCTGTCCAAGCTTCTTGCGCTGTGTCATATGTGACCGCAGCACCTTCACCTTTTACAGACGCTTCGCCAAATCCAGTAAGCATCACTTCTTCCTCAAAAGCTCTTTCAGAACTTTCTGTGTCAAAAATGTCTTCATGCTCATTGTTATAGCGTTCGTACTCTAATCCAAAGAGTGCGTGTAGACCTGGAGTTAACTCTTTTACGAGTTGTGCTCTGTTTATAGCCATTTTGTGTTACTCCTTAAATTAAACCGCGAATGTATTCGTCGGGAATGTGAAGTAAGCTCTTGCATAAGCACCTATCGCATTGGATGGTGCCAAGTTAAAGCCTACACATAACGCCACGCCAGAAGAAGTAGTCGCAGTAACACCTTCTTTCGATCTACCATTGGTTGAAGAACCAGCAGTAGTAGAAAGAGTGTACTTGTTGCCAATAAAACTTACGGCAGGAGTTCCTGCTGTAAATTGAGCTTCGTAAACGATACCAGGATCGCTGTAAACCAAAGCTTCGGCATCTGCGCTACCCTGTGTAGCAGTTGAAGCAGTCCAAACTTTAGAAAAAGTTGGAGTGCCGTCGGATGCATTGTAATACACGCCATAAAACACACCTACGGGGGTGCTAGTAGCACCTGCCTGATTGATGTAACCACTTGCAAGAGTAACTACGTCGCCACTATAAATAGCAGTTCCGTAACCACTAGCGATTCTCATACGAGCAGGTCTAATAACTCCTCCATACATGTGGTATGCTGGCGTAAACCCATCAGGTTTGTCTGTATTAGCCATAATATACCTCTATATAAAATAATTATTATTAAGACGACTCATCATTTCTGTTGGGTCGACTACCAAATTGTACCTTAGATGATCTTTGAATATCACTATCCTTAATAGGCATCTTAGGGTTGCTTTCTCGCATATAGTTATGGTCTACTCCCTCTAACTGGTCTCTTGTTTGTGTTTCAAAATAAGAGTTCCTTTCATCAGCGGTTTCAACTGGAACTTTAGCGAGGATTAAACCTCCTACCCCAATTACACCAGCCCTGTTTCCGTTTTCTATTGTAGGAGCTTCGAAATCAGGATAATCTTCCGCTCTCACGGGCTCATATCCTTCTCTAATACGTTTAGACATATTAGATTTATCGTCGTGTCCTCTAACAGCTTCACGGATCCACCTGTGTTGATATCCAGGAGGAGCTGGGGGTGCGTCTAACATAGACGGGGGTTGCCAAGGTTTTCTGCGAGTTTGAGTTTCTCGTGTCTCTGCAGACCTAGAGTTTCGGTCAGTGACTTGATTATTTTCTTCTGTCATGTTTATACTCCTTGCTCAATATGTTTTGCATATTCTTCTAATGGCACATCAAGTCTTTTAGCTATTGCCACCTGACTTGGTGTGAGTTTTATTTTGCGCGCATTTTTCTTGCCTGTAGCACCTCTGCTAGAAGCTGCAACCTGTTGCACGGGAGCAGGTTGCTCATTGGAAAACTTTTGAGGAAAATATTCCTTAATCCTTTGATCTACTTTATTATAGTAATCTTCAGTATTAGGGTCTACTCCTTCATCTATAAGTTGTCTATGTACACCAAACGCTGCGTATGTCATAGCCTGATCATTTCCAAACCACTCATTCTTTTCAGCCCAAGCTTCTGCTTTAGGGTCTGGTTGAGGGTTTGGACTCGCCTGTTGGGTAAAATTTGGTATTTCTTCGACATATTCTTGTTCATTAGAAACTTGCCTAGCTTGCTGTTGCGCAGAAAGCCTTCTAAGGTTTTCAGCTTCGGCTGCACTCCTTGAAAGTTTTTCTGTTGCACTAGCAATTGCATCGGCGTCTCCTTGTTCTTGAGCTTCCTTTAAAGTGGATTTTGCTCTTTCAAGATCCGATTGTACCCTATTGTCGTACTCTTTGAAAAGGGAAGAGTCTGAGTTTTTTAATTTCTCTTTTAACTGAGAATTATCTGTATGAATGTTTTGTGCATAATTTACAGCTTCATCTCGTTGCCTTTCAGCCTCCCTCATTTTATAAGTTAGCTTATCAATTCTCTTTTGAACGCTTTCGCTAATCTTATCTAGTTCTTCATCAGAAGAAGTTTTAACTTCTTCCACCTGTATTTCTTCTGGTGCAGATGATATTGAATCGTCTACATCAGCTTCTCGAATATCAACTTCCCCTTCAGGAAGTTCCAATTCTATTTTTTCTGCTTCTTCTTGCATGGTCTTCTCCACGTTTATGATAATATATCCTCAGGATTGTCAATAACTGCTAAAATCTCGTCATCGTTTAAAAGACGCATATCGCCACCTTCTATTTTAAAACGAGCTCCTGCATATCGACCAAATATAACCCAATCTCCCTCTTTGCACCAAGCACCGTCTGGAAACTTATTTGTGTCTCCATAGGCATCAGGTCCAAGTCTAACAACATAACCTACAACTGTTGCTAACCTTTCCTTATCAACTGTTTGTTTAGCTAAGTGTATGCCACTCTTTGTTACTGATGGTGTAGAAAAAGGAAGGATTAATATCCTATATCCTGTGGGGTGCGGTAATTTTTCCGTGTGCGAGTCTAATGTCTCAACAGTAAGTGTAGGCTCTTGTTCTTCTTGAACAAGGTCTTCACCTTTACTGCCAAAATTGTCAACTCGATTTGGAACAGTGTCAGTCATCTATGTCCTCCATATTTGAGTTTAAGGTTTGAATTTCCTGCTCCGCTATATTCAAACCCGCTATTTCACCAACTATTCTCTGGTATTGTTCAATATCCTGAACTCCACCAGTAGCTAGTGTTTGCGAAAGATCTTCTTTCCTCTTTCGTAATTTTTGGAGCAAATGCTCCATTAGTTGGATAAAGTCCATTAATTACTTAATGGATCTATACCAAAGAAGTCCTTTAGTCTGTCCGTAAGCAGCTTTTACTTTCGCCTTTTCAGGTTCGTCTAAGCAATACCCTGCTTCTACAGATTTTGTTTTTGTATCATCCTTCACAGTAGGAAAACTAGGGGCTGCCTTAGTTTTCTTAGGGGAAGGAGACGGGTACTTATCGTTTCCATAATAGTCACGCATTAGTTTTCTCCATTTTGTTGTCTAGTTTCTTTTACTGTTTTAACCAGTTCGGTATAGTTCTTTTCAAGATCCCTTTGATTCTTCATCTCCAATCCTTGTAAATCAATTGCTGCTTTTGTATCTTCAACCTGAAGATCAGCCTCCATTTTCTCACGCTCTATTTGTGCATCAAGATCAGCTTTCATTAATTCAACTTCTTTATCGCGAGCATCTTTTTGTTCTTTCTGCATTAATTGCTCTTTTTCTAACTGAAGTTGTTGTTCAAACATTTGTCTTTGTGGATCAGGATTTTGCATTGCTTGTGCCATTGCTTGTGCTTGACCTGTAACTACTTGTGTAGCTTCCGCCGCCGCAACAGCTATTTCATTCATCACTTCAGGCGGTAGTTCTTGATCTAATGGTGGAAGCTGTTGACCAAGTGCTTGTTCAATTTGAATTCTATATAACATGGCTTGGTGCTCTTGAATATTTGCACCTATCGCCTGCATTACGGATGGATTTTGTTGAACCATCGGATTTTGTAAAAATGCACTATGCGCTGCAATATATGCTTCATGGTTTTGGAATTCATAAGCCTTTATCGGATTTCCAGTTAATGCGGCTTGTTCTTCACTAATTGGGTCTCTTGGAGGAACTTCTTCTTCTCTTGGTAATATTGCATCTATGTCTTTAATGTTTAAAGCAAGATACATTTTGCGATAAGCCTCTTTTAAGTCATGTAACTCAGGTGCTGCTTGCGCCATTTGTAATTGTGTTTGAGCAAGTACAATTCTTTGAGTCATACTAAATATATTAGGGTCACTTACAGGCAGTACGTCTACAGAGTTATCAAAGTCTTCTTGGAAAATACTTTGAGAAGCACCTTGCACCTGATACGGATATTCAGGGGGGAGGAACTCACCAAATACCCTTTTTAGAATTTTAAATTCTTGTCTTTGAGCGTAATGCAATCTTTTATGGATCGCAGACATAACTCTTTGACCTTTTTCCAAAAGGGCGACAGTAGTTCCTACTGGGGCTTCAGAATTACCGTCGCCTGTTGGTTGTTCTACCGTTGCGGCGAACTGTTTACCAGAATCGATTAAAACTCCTAATAAATTCGTTAATGTTGCACTTGGTTCTTTATAAGGCAACGGAAGGAAGGAATCTGACAATCTTCCTCCTGGAACGTCAACGTCTCTCCACTCTCCTGGTTGTAATGGGTCATCATGTTTTTGAATATTCAACCCTCGAGACTTAAAACCAGCAGGTAGATTGGAAAGAGTCCCCGCGTCAATTAATTGCCTTAATATCGCAGTAACGGATCTAGTTAAACCACCCATCATGTGAATTAAGCCAAATCCGTAAAATCCTAATCCTGGTAAAAATTTAAAATGAGTAAAATGCTCTATCTTTTTACGCATCGGATCATTAGGATCATAATTTGGACGGATTGCCAGAATATCGTTAGTGTCTTTACAAATTGTTACAATATAAGGCAACGCTATACCTGTTTCTTCCCCATTAGCACCTACGTCTTCAAAACCTTCGATATCTAAATCAACATGCATCTCTAATAAGGTGTATTCTTCATTATTTGAAGTTCTGGACAAACCTTCTAGCTCATCTATCTTATCATCTAGTTCAGATGTGTTAATTGTTCCTGGATCCCCCATAGAAACGTCTCGGTAGAAACCAGATATCTGTAATTTGCGTAATTCGTTCTCCGTCATGTACATGGAGTGCGTAATTCTTGGTGCGGTAAGTAAATCTACGGCGTAATACGGAACAACTAAGTCTTCCGCTTTAATAAATCGTGCAGTTGCCCTTCCTAAAGACGGATCGTAGTAAATTTTCTTAAACGCAGAACCAGATAACGGTAAATAAAACAATAATTGATCCATTTCTGGGTCGTATTCTTCCATTTTGTACGTTATTTGGTAATTCATGAAGTTTTTAACACGGTTTGCCTTTTCTAACTTAGCGTCGTTGGTAACTCCAAGCACTTCTACGTCTACTGGTCCGCCAGCAGGCAATAATTCTTTATAAGCTTGGGATTGAAACTGTGTTACGGCTTCAGAAAGTATAGGATGATGAACTCCTGACGCACCTTCGAAAGGTTGTGACCTGTCTTCGCCACGAACTCCTAATAAATCTAAACCCTTACTAAAGGTTGTGTACCAATCGTCCCTAGAATTTAAATCGTCTTCATAAGAATCAATTAATTCGGAAGCAATTGCTTGTAATTGGTTATCTTCTAAAGCTTCGGCTATATTTTCCCCAAATTTTAAATTGGTTTGTTGGGCGGGATCGTACCCTATTGTGGCAGAACCGTCCTCTGCTAAAAATACTTCCGTATTTTGTGGATTAAGCATTTCAGGTTGCTCAATTTCCAGTTCGATGTCTTCTTCTGCTCCTGGAATAACAGAAAATGGTTGTCTCTCTATAGCCATATATACAAACTCTACTACTTATTTCATTAATAATAAACCCTTTGCGTTCTCGGGTAATCAAATTCGTCTTCGTAATCACTACTTAGGGTCAAAAAGCCTCCCTCTCTAAACCTTGCTAAAGCCAATGTTGTAGCGTCTACCAAGTCATCGTTCTCGCCTCCTGGAAAATCGGAAACTTCTTCTTTTAATTCTTCCCCCCACCTGTTTTCAGGCACCCAAATCCTACCGTCTTGGAAAATTGGGCTAACTGCGTTTAGTCTTGCAATCTTATCTTGCCCTTTTCCTGGAGAAAAAGTGTTTACGGGAATACCTATTCTGCGTAGTTCCTGAACCAACGGAATTCCGCTCGCCTTCGCTTCAATAATTACCGTATCAGGATTCCAGTAATCAAATAAACGCAGTGCTTCGTTTTTTAATTCAGGAAAATCAAAACGTTCTTTAATACAGTCTAACAAAATTAAGTGTGCTTCCCCGCCTTTATAGCTTTCCTCACCTATTTTTCCTTCTGGGTACCAAACACCCCAAGTGGTTATAGCCGTGAAGTCGGCTCTTTCAGATTTTAAGAACGCTGTATCGTAACTTTGAATAATGTATTCACATGAAGGAGGCTTTTCTTCTTCCCAAGTCTTAAACCATTCTTTAGGAATAATAGATATACCCTCACCTGTTGGTCTTTGCATGTACTGTGAAGCCCATTTCGACGGACTAACGGAAGCCTTTATCGTATTCAGTTCCTCTATTGACCAAAAATTTTCCCAAAGGGATTTACCACTAGGCAAGATTGCAGGGAACTCAATTAATTTCCATTGGTCCGCTCCTTCGTCTTGAGCCATTTTCTTAATTAACCTTCCCGTTAAATCTTTCTTAGACCAACGCGTCATTACAATTACGATTGCACCTCCAGGTTGTAGCCTCTGACGAGGTCCCGCCATAAACCATTCATAAGCTTCTTCCATTGCTTTATCAGACATAGCGTCTTGCTCTGAATGCGGGTCATCAATAATAAACAAATCCGCACCCCTACCCGCTAACGCACCACCAATACCTGACGCGTAGTATTCTCCACCCTGACTTGTCAGCCATTTACCTGCGGAACGGCTATCTGATTTCAAGGAAGTATCTGGAAACAATTCTTGGTATTCTTCTCCGTCAATTAAATCCCTAACTTTTCTACCAAAGTTAATTGCTAAGTCGGCGGTGTGTGTTGCCTCAATAATTTTTAGTTTAGGATTCTTACCTAATAGATACGCAGGGAACAAATGTGACGCAAATTCTGATTTGGTGTGTCTAGGCGGCATATTAATGATTAGCCTTTTTAGCTTACCTGATGCTATTTCATCAAATGCCGCCGCCATTTGTTTGTGGTGATTTCCATCAATAAACTCTTTCCATATAGTACGAACAAATTCCATAAAGGTGCTGGTGGATTTTTCTTGAAAATCGCGCTTTTCGAGTTCCTCTAATAAAATAGTAAACTCTTTAGCTTCTGCTTTATCGAGGTGGTCTAAGTTAATTCCTTTAAGGAGCTTTAACTTCTCTGTTTTGTTATCTGTCATTAATATTTTCCAGGATAATATTTGCCCAGCCGTTCAAAAAGTTCTATCATCTCTTCATAAGGAATTTCTCTTGAAACATCTAAATCTTTTAAAGAAAGTACTGTGTCAGTTTCTGCGTAATCTCCTGAAGATTTTCTACTGGTTCTGGTTCTTGGACCAAAAAACAATGAATCGTAATTTTTTAATTTAGGGTTTAGAAAATCTACCTCTTTAAAAACATTAGCTAAATCATCAGAAGCATATGTTGGATAACCTAAGCCTCTGCTACTTTTAGAATTTATGTTTAATATCTGGTCAATCCCCGCAGCTGTTTGACGATTACCTATAGGACTAGGGTTGCCCTCTTTTCTACGCAACATATCCTCTAGATATTTTCGCATTTTAGGGTCTATCTTTTGAGCGTCAAAAGTTCTTTCAAACTTAGGTTTAGCCGCGTAAACAGACCCTAAAGTCGTGTCTACGTTAGGATTGTTGACTTTTCTTTTTGCATGCAGCATTAATCTAGGATCCATTATCCCTGTTGTTGTATAAATACCCCCGCTTGATTGTCGCCCATACCCCATATCCCAGTCTGATCTGCGGGGAAGGGGTTTTGGTACTTTTAAAGTCTCTATTCCTGTTGTGGGACTCGCATGAAACAGCTCATTTTTATTTAATTTTTTAGCTAACTGTTCTGCTGGATCTTTTTTAATTACCGCAGGTGCCTTTCGTTTTTTATTTTTAAGTAATTTAGCTGCGGCAATGATCCCCCCTATTCGAGGATCTTTAGATGCGGCTGTTTGTATTTGATTTAACGGATCTCTTGGGTCTACTGCAGGAAATACAGTTTTGGCTATTTCCTGTATTTTTTGATAACTTGGGTCGTTAACTATATTAGGGTTTACTGTTTCTAATAATCCTTTTGCTTTAAAATTAAATAAAAACTGTTCCCATTCTGGCAACGCAGGTTTTAGTTCTTGTTGCCTATTTTGGGGCATATTATTTTAGTAGTTTTTCTATAGCTTCAAGTTCCTCTTGGATCTTAAACAACTTATTCATATCGGCTTGCGTCGCTTCACCTTGACTCCTCATACTGTTTAATCGAGAACGTTCTGCTTGTAAAAAACTACGACGATTAGTTTGTTGTTCTAATCGTTTTGCAGCCCCTACTTTTTCCATTTGGCTTCTAGCGGGAGGGGTATTCATAATGCCTTTTGAGCCAGATTTGTCGTAAAACCCTTTCTTTGTTAAATCTTTTATTATTTCTACTTCTTCAGCGTTCGCAGGACGACGTTGAAGTATACGGTCACTTTTATTTGGTATCTGGTCTTTGTTCCATTTAACCTTATCAACTTCTTTAGCTCTGTTTCTGTTTGATTTAGATATTAACCATTCATCTTTAATAGGACGGTTACGTCTATTACCTATTGCTGTTGGTTTAATAAAATCAATCATGGCTTTATCGGTTTCACTTACGCCCCCCGTATTTCTGGCTCCTCCCCCTAAACGCAAAGGTGGTTGAATGGGCTGTTCCACATTAATTGGTCCTCGCGGTCCTCGGGCAGTTTGTACTGGTGCTTTGGACACTGGCAACGGAGCGCGACCCACCATATCCTTACCAACCGCGCCATACATTTTATCAATTACAGGTTTAGCTGCTCGACCAGCCCCTAATAACTTAGATCCTGGAATCGGCAACATGGCTGCCATAATCCCACCACCAATCTGCGCGGCACGTTGCCCTTCAGGACTATTATAATAATCAATTTCCGCTTGTAATTGTTCGCCTTGTTTTTGCGCTTGGAACTCTGCTTGTCCAGAAAAGTTATCTAAGAAATTTTGCCATGCTGCCATAATAAGTAAAGTAGTTATTCGTTAGGGTGGTTCACTTAGCGATTATCTTAATCCGAAAGCCATGTTGTTGTAAACCTTATTCAAGTTCATTTTCTATTTCAGCAATACGACTTATTAAAGTTGGATTTAGTTCTTCCTGTTCCTGTAAATACTTTTCAAAATCATTAACCATAGAGGGCAACGTTTTTATCATATCCTCTACATACTTATCTAAATCGTCTCCTTTAGGAACATAACCTCTTAAAAGATGACGCAGGTCTCTCCGAACAAGTGGATCATCCAACTCACCTCCTCTTAATTTATGAGCATACCCATAAGCCATACTTTCATTAATTGGAGTTGTTATTCTTTTTCCTGTTGATCTTTGCAACTTTCTCCAAGCATTATCTTCTGGAACGTATAATCTAAATCGCTCATCCGCAAGCTTTTTATATCCAGAACGATTTTGAACTCTATGAATAAACTCGTGTTTTATTGTGTTGTCTAATTCACCTTCAGAGTCCACAGATTTAAGATCTTTTCTATATTGTATTCGATCAGGTGGAAGTGATTTATCTTTAGGATAGGGTTTACCTAAAGAGTCATGACGTTCAAAAGGAGAACGAAAAGTGCTGTAATCCCTCATATAACTTCCTAATGTTGTGACTCCTAGACTACTCATGGGATCAGGAGGAGCGACATAATAAGTACCTTCAGAACTTACAGGTAAGCCCAGTTCTTTAGAACCTAATACGCGTCCTGAAATTTTTCCAGGATAATTTTTAGGTGGTGGGGATAATGCCCATTGGTTAAAAATCTCCGCCACGTCAGAAAACTCAGGATCAGCTAAACGTTTAGGATAATTGGGGTCACGATACCCTTCGCCCATCATATTGCTAAATATAGCTTCGTCCGCTGCCAGTTTGCCGTGAGCTCTTTCTTCCAAGTCTAAAACACTGTTAATATATATTTGTTTTAAATCTTCAGGTTTCATTCAAGTTCTTCCATTAGCTGAATAACGCGATTTAATCCAGCTTTAGGGTTTTGTTTTTGTCTTGCCGCCGCTGCGCGGATCGCGGGCATATTAGCTTGAATCAATTCTAATGTGTAAGGGCTTACGTTACTAAGGTCTGTACCGCCTTTACTTTGTGCAAAAAAGTCACTGATTAATTCATCTAAATTTTGATTAACGCGGGACGTGGTTGCCCCTCTACGCTTACCGAACCGTTCAAAACCTTTCCCCGAACCGCGCGCCATGATGGAAGGTAAACCTGCTAACGTTTCGCTGCCCGTTGATATCGGTGCTGCGGCAGCGGTGGGGTTAATTCTTGAAAACAAATTTTGTAAAGGTGCTAATAATTTTGAAGCTCCCGTTTTTAATGCTTGGGATAGGATTCCTACTTTTGCTGCTGGGGCGGCTAGGGAAAATTCTTGTAATCCAGGTTCATCTTTAACTCGTTCAAAATGTTCTAGTTCTTGTTGGTATTCAAGATCCATTAATTCTTGTTCAATTTCACCAATACGTCCGCCTTCAGAAAGTTCAAGTTCTTCATACTCATCTAGTTCTGGGCTGAAGTTTTTACCTCCTTCAATAGGGTCGCCAAATTCGTCTAAGTTAAAAGGAACTGTTCTCTTACGCATACCTTGAAGGGCAGGAGCAAATCGAGGATCTTTTTTACGTTTTAAATATGCGTGTGTTTCAGGGTCAATTGTTGAACCTTCTTTATAAAGCTGTTCTATTATTTCAGAAATAGTTTGATAGTCCGCGTCTATCTTGTCGTATTGTTCTTCGATTTCTAATTCTGTTACGCGGTCTGTTGCCATAGTAAAGTGGTTAAGTGGATAACAAGTTGTTACATAATATAACTCGAAAATATTTTTTCGCAAAATTTTTTATTTGAAAAATATATGCAAAAGCGAGTCAGGAACTAGGTGCGGGCGGGTGGGACCCACGCGCAGGCGTAAAAGGGGGGGCTACCCCTTTACTTAGGGTTAGTATATTATCGTTCAGTAGAGAGAGTTTATAGGCTATTTAAAGCTATGTATAAGGGTAAGAGTAAGTCAATAAAGTATAGGCGTTAAAAAAACCCCTTAGGCTATTAGGGACATTGCCTTTAGAAAGCTAACTTAAGTTAGGCGGCTATCTTAAATAGTGCTAACTTGCCGTTACCTTTAGGGTCAACACTAAGCGCGTAATCTTTACGCCCGTTAGCTATGTCCCAAGATACTGTACCTAGTAACTTAGCTGAATAGTGGTTCCATACTGTACCGAAGTCTTGCTTCTTACATTCAGGATAAGTTTCCCATACTTCAGCTATGTTACCTAAAGTAGTAGCTTTACCACTAAGCATGACTGCTTCAAAAGCGGTGTCCATAGCTAAGATTTGGTTAGGTAATTTACCCTCACCGCTAGCACAACCTACCATGTTAATAATATGGTCAGTAACCACAATTAATAAGTTAGGGTTAAACGACTTACCACTACCACCTCTAACGACTGGTCGCTCTTTACGGCTAGCCATATACTTGGCAATAGTGGGGTCAGTTAAAGGTATGTTATTTACCTTAGTACCTTTTGAGTCTGTACTAACGACTTCTTTAGTTTTATCAGTTATTTTAGACATATCTAAATTTCCTATATTGTTATGTGGTCTTACGTCTGCGCCACATATCCATTATACATACTTAATATATAAATACTATAGTTAAGTTAGTTTATTTATAGTCATACAGTCATACAGTCATACAGTCATACAGTTAGGTATGCTTAAATATATAAATCCTATAAATCCTATAAATCCTATAAATCCCCCGTGCGTCCGTGCGTCCGTGCGTCCGCCGCTCGCGGAGCGACCGACCGACCGAGTAGAGTAGACCGATTGATAGAGTAGACCGAGTAGAGTGAAAGGGTAAGGGTAAGGGAACAGGCGCGCAGCGCGCGACGGATAGATTGATAGAGTAGAGCGAGTAGAGTAGATTAGGATTGAGAGAACTCACCCTCGATCACGTTTGACTCGGTCGCTCGTTTCTTAATCAGCTCCTCGAGTCGCGTGAGTATGTCGTCCTTTGACATCAAATCGATCTTCGCGGTCAGGATCTCGCGTCTATCGATGTAGAGTCCGCCCGCCTTCCCTCGATGGACCTCTGCCGTAATGGCAGCGGATATCTGTCCTTGGTCCTTTGCCTCTTCCCTGAGGTCATGTAAAGTCCCCAAATGACTTTCTAGGGAAACTGCATCTCGCTCCGCGAGTGACATTTCCAACTCAATGAGGTAGTTTCGTACAACTGGGTTATGATTGAGTAGAACACTGCCTTGTGTCTTCGCGCCCTTTCGATCTTTGGTATAGCCTGCTTTAATCGCAGCGTCAGTAGCTGTTTGTCCTTTGAGATACTCCCTGCAAAACTTCTTTTGTTTTGAGTTGAGTGGTTGCCAAGTCTTACCCTTGTCGTCAATGTAGGAGTTGCCGTCTTCTGTCGGAACAAGTGGGGTATAAGTTAACTGTTTCATTTATATCTCCAGAGTTTCTAATAGAGTTATTAGAATACTAATAGATTTTAAAGAAATAAAATAGTTTTCTCGTGTCCTCTCTCCTTCCTACCTGTTTGTTTCTAATAGTTTAATAGAATTCTATTACTTTTGTTTTCTCACACTGTCCACTGTCCACGAGCCTTTCAGCATGATTCTATTAGTTTATTAGTTCTATTAGTAGTTCTCGTAAACTTTTTTCAAAAACTTTTTTATTTTCTAAAACTACTAATAAGACTTTTCTAATAGTTACTTTATCGGTTCGAGCTCATAGCGTATAGATTTGTAATCCCTAGCTGTCACAGGTTTGTCGACATCTGTCTCGTCGTACTTATGTACATACCAGAACTTTTCGCCTGTTTCGATATCCTCGAGCAACGCATCTGGATCCAAGTTTTCCAACTCCTCTATTATGGTGCTTTCACTAATAGGGTCGTTTAGGTTTTGAGCTTCAGGTGATCTCCAAGCTTCATCATTCCCTGTATTAAGCACACTCCACAACTCGTTATAAAGATCGAGTATCTTTTCTATCTTATCAACTGTAGTGACACAAAGGAACTCTTGGTATTGGTATGGGTTCCTTGCTTGCTCATGAAAATGACATAAGCTAACTCTATATAGTTTATTTTCCATTTCTTTCTCCTTTTCTATATATTTCCACGCTTCCACTGTAGCACGTCCCTCCAGGTGAAACGTATACTTCGGTGTCCTCGATGCAAATAATCTTATAATCACTGTTCTCGAACATATATAACTCGAGTCGAGAACTCCCACACTCAGGATCTTGGCTATAGTCATACAAGTGTTTCACAGTGCCTAAATCCACGTATTTGGTTTCAGTCAGCCCTTCCTTTTTATTATAGGCTAACTCTTTCAACGTTTGAATCGCCATCCCACCGTCCTCTCCATCTAGGGTTTGGTAAGTATTTATGTGGTCTACCATTTCTGCTATTGTTTCCATTTCTTTCTCCTTTCTATAATTGAAAATAATCAAACTCTCCAGGAACTTCTACGCTTTCTACAAGTGTAGTGCTTCCTTCCCAATTATTTATAATAGGGTCGGTCGACGTATTCTGTCCTTTAGTGTAATCGTCTGAGTTAAGTGTGTTCTGCCATATTGTTTCGTATGACTGTATAATCGCTCGAACTACATTTTCTTCGTTCGCACAAGTACAGATTTCTAGTATCTCTCCTTGTTTTGTTTCTATACATAATCGCATATCTCTCTCCTTTCTATATTATTTTAGTTAAATATTCAAACCCGTGTCCATCCGATACATGGTGGGTGGCTCTTAGTTTTCCGTTATAAGTATAAATAAATACTTTCGCCCAGTGAGGCTCACCTACGTCGATACCTCCCCCTTGACTCAATACTATCGCGGGGTTAGGGTATTTATCCCCTAGCTCTCTCGAATACCAGCAGTTTCCGTACATTGGTTCGATCACTCTTTCCCAAAAGTCTGGTCCACAAAATATTCCTTCTTTCAGGAATGTTTCACCATTTCCTTCGCCTTCAGCTAATCTTTCGATTATTTCGTTACCTATATACACTTCGTCGAGCACCACATTTTCTTTGGTCTCGACCCCTCTTTCTTTATTAATTAGTTTAATTAATTTTTCCATCTCTCTCTCCTTTCTTTGTTATTAAAATCCTAGCCCTTTTAAAAGCTAGGGGTATATTATAACCTAGATTTTACACGGGAAAGTAAAGCACCCCCGCGACTAAAAACACTATCTCCCATAAAAAAGCCCGCGTTAGCGGGCTCTTTGGCTCGGTGTGGTCTATCCTTCTTTATGAACTCTTAAAGCGTATTCATTCGCAATCTTCATTGCCGTGAATTTCACATACTTCGGTGCCTGTTTAAATGCCCTACGCTGTAGGTTATTCGGGCTACCTAGTTTATATACGCGGTCGAGTGGTCTACGCGGGTCTAAGTACCAAGTAGTCCTATCGCATGGGTAGGATGCTTGTTGTTGCTCTGGTACCTCTACTCCTATCAATCCTGCCCACTCGATGTATTTTTGTGGTGCTTCTTGATCGTTTGGATCAATGCCTGCTTCCACTGCTAAATGTTTCGGTATGCGCACTTCCCAGTATCTATTCATGTTCATCCCTCCAATACATTCGGTCGGCGAACTCCCTGCAAAACAACTGCTTGTCCTCGCGCCATCTTTCCACGTCGCGCTGTCCTTGTCTGAAATCCGCCTCAGCCTGTTCGGCGAGTTGTCCCTCGTAGTCCATTGGCTCCCAGTCTGGGTTTTCTCTGTGGAACTTGTCGTTTTGCATCTGCCAGTAATCGTTAACTGATTGTTCTGCTGTTCTCACACAAACTA